TAACGAGGTCGTCGTCTTTCCTGATGCGCCTCCACAGATACTGGTAGAGGTTCCATGTCCACCTCGCGTCTCGGTGCACATACAGGGCCGCGGTCGAGAACGGCACTTCGGTGATAATAGAACCAACCTTGCCCGCTCCCTGGTAGGCCGAGAACCCCTCAAAGTTGTGCTTAATCAACTCGTCGAGGCTGTAACTACTCAGGTTCTCATTGAGGATGTGTTGCATGATCATCGTGTCCATAAACGGACCCTCGGGCAACTCATCGTTGTAATACTTCCTGATCGACCGGGCGTCGAACTTGACGTTGTGACCGACCTTGACAAGATCGTCGAAGAACAGGGGGCGCAGGGCGTCGAATACCTCTGTGCGGTTCATCTGCTCTGGCGCTGGGCTGAACGTGGCGGGCTTGAAGTACTTGGACTTCGCCATCGATTCCTTACCGCTCTTCAGAATGTTGCGGTAGCCGGGTGGTGGAATGGTAGTACCGTCACCACGCTCAGCAGGTTCGATGACCTCACCATTGGGGTGGCCCATTGGAATAGCCCATGAATGGCGTTCGGTAGCGATACCGATCCAGAAGACCTCGTTACGCATTGGGTCGAGGGCCAAGGTGGTCGCCCACTGCCGAGTGATATTCTCTTTGGCGCGAGCAACAATATCTGGGTTGTCGGTCTTGAGGTTGGCAACGTGGTCTTTCCACTCCACCTCGATCCAATTCAGAACATCCGTGTGTCGGTCGACGATCCCTCGTGTCTCAACGTCGAATGCGAAGTGACCGGTGTCCTGGACGATCTTGACGATCTGTTCCAGTTCTTCTGGGGTGGAGACCACGTAGGGGGCCGAGTGGCCCCCTACGAAGTCAGCGTTTGACATGGATCGTCAGTTGTCCAGGTCTTCCATACAGATGTCCATGAGCGTCTTACGCGAGGGCACCTGAATGATTTCGGGACCATAGGACTCCTTGAGGAGGCCCGAGAGGTCGGACTCGCTCAGAGGCTCCAGATTCCACTCTTCAAGGTCGCGATCCTTGACCAACTGGTGGTTGGTCGCGGCGGTTGCTCCCTTGCCAGAGCGACTGACTGCCCAGTAGTGCTTGCTCAACGGACCCTGGCGTGGGTCCTGGTCGAACGTGCGGAGTTGATCGAGCACGCGGATACCCACCTCGTACGACTTGACCGAGTGGTCACCGTCGTCCGACATGAGAGCAACATTGAATGCGATACGCATGCTCGCACGGTTACCAGCCTTACAGAGCGGGCAACCACGGTCATCGATATCACCAATGCACGTGAACGACTTCTGCCCACTGCGCTCCACCCAGTGCTGGCGGAACGTCGCGTACGGAGCGTCCTCCAGGAACTTGATGATCACCGGTTCTTCAGTGACGCGCAGACGCTGAGCGTAAGGGGAGTCAGCGTTCTTGAGTTTGTCAGCCGCGGCCCATCCACGCTTGATCACGCGGGTGGCCTTTTGCTTGTTGTTGTCGTCGTCCTCGTCATCGTCGTCGTGCGACTCAGCGCGGGTTGGTGGTGCTTTGCGGACGGGTGTTTCATCGTCATCGTCGTAGCGTGACCGTCGCGGTGCTTCGATCACTTCATCTTCATCATCGTCGTATCTGTTCATCGTGTCTCTTTCGTCAGTTGGGCCATTTGGTTTGTGTGTGTTTCTTGAATCCTTCCCAGTTGGCCTTCACCGGGTCATCAAGATGGAACAGCCGTAGAGCCTCCATAAGAAACTCCACCTGTTCCAGGGAGTAGAGCCTATGGCCCTTCGGTTCCTTTCCAGGAATCTGTACTCCCTGTGGGGCGGGAGTCCGATAGTTGGCTTTTGGTATCCAACCACGGGACTCCCACATCCTAATCGTAACTGGCTTGCGTTGCAACGCTTTCGCCAGTTCTCCAATGGTAAAGAACACATGCTCCTTACCACCGACCAAGAACGTCTTCGACCTAGCGCCATTGAAGCGGTCTTCAATATCGCTAATTGTCTTCTTGGAACCTGGGCGGTTCCGGGGCGGTGTGTTGCCAGGCCAGTCCGGCAGGTCACCGAGTAGGTCGAGTGGATCGCGTGTCATTCGTCGTCGTAGTTCTTTCCTTCGACAACCTTGAACGCCCACGTCTCACGTGCGCTGTAGAAGTCGTCGGCGCTTACACCCAAGACGGCGTCGCTTGTCTCATCCTTCCAGATGAGCGTCATGAGAAGATCCTCGTCAACCATTTCCACGGTCTTCTTAATCTTGTCCCAGTGGCCATTCTCCTTAGCCCACACCTCTGCCTTGTTGGAGTCAAACGAGACGCTGACTCGGCGCTCGTTCTTCAACTTGTGTGTTTCAGCGGGGAGCCAGACGTGGCCCTTCTCATCGGGCGTGCCATTGTCTTTAACGTACGCGCGCAATGCGGTCTTGAGTTCATCAACACGCTCGTTGGCCTTGTCGGCAAACTCTTTCGATTTCAAGTACTCGTTAATGAGTCGCTGGATGTGGTTAGGTCCTGGGTGGTTCATTGTTTCCTCACACGTTGGAATCTCGTAGGAATGCGGAGAGGCTACCGAGCGTAATGTCGAAACCCCCTCGCACATCATGATGTTTACCATCTACGAACGCTTCATTGATGGATTTCTTCTGCTGAAGCATTTCGTACTGGCGCTCCTCGATACTACCCCTCATGACGAATGTTGCAATCGTTACATGAGGGAAAGTTGATGATAGCCGGATGATGCGCGCTTCGCGTTGTTCCAACTTCCCACTCGACCAGGGCAGGTCGTAACTGATGAGGTAGTTGGCCATCGGCAGGTCAACCCCATAGCCACCGGCATCGGACGACAGGAACAGCCGGGTGTTGGGGTCAGTCGAGAATCGTTGCTTAGCCTTATCCCGGTCCTCAGCCGACATACCACCCATAAAAAGTACACTGTTAGTGATACTGGACGTGGCTCGCTGGATTAGCCGGAGGTTCTCCTTGAAGAACGAGAACAGCACGACCTTGTTCTTGGGATCTTCGTCCAGAACATCGGTGATGTATTCGACCACGGCGTCCAGTTTCGGCGTCTTCGATAGGCCCGACAAGAACCCTGCATTGACGAGTTCTGACGCATACTGGCTACCCTCCTTCGGCTTTGACGGGTCGGCATACAACATGGCAGAGCGTTTGACCAGTTCTGGGTTGTCGCACAACATTCGTAAGGCCGTCAACCTGGTCATGACCTGGCCTTGCGCCTCGTTAGAGGCCGTGTCGTTGTAGTGCCGCCACAGGTTAAACGACGCTCCGTGCTTACCGATAACGGCCTGCAACTGCTGTAAAAGGTCCTCGGACACCCTCTTGTACAGGCTCGCCCCCTCTTTGTCGAACGCTACGGGTATTACCTGGTGGATTATTTTGGGCAACTGGTCAGCGATGTCCTCACGGGTCTTACGGATCATGCACTCGGTTAGAGACTCGTGGAGTGCCTTGAGATTCTTGTAGCGCGTGGGTTTCCCGAAGTGGTCGCGCACAATGAAAGTGCGGTCAAAGAGATCGAACTTGCCCAGGATGCTGGCATCCACGAACTCCATGATGGAGAACAGTTCCTCGGGACGGTTCTCGATGGGCTGTCCCGTCAGGGCGTAACGGTAGTAGATGGGCTTCGCCAACCTCTTCAACATTCGGGAGCGTTTGCTCGTTCGAGACTTCAGCAGCGTGGCTTCGTCGACAATTATGCACTGCCACGATAAGTGCTTATAGGCGTTACCGTCCCTTATCAGCGATTCGGGGTTAACGATGGTGTACTTGGCTGACAGCGAACGCTTCCACTGCTGATCGCGGGCCTTTGGTGTGCCATCGACCACGATGACCGACGAGTCAGTGAACTTGTTGATCTCTCGCATCCACTGGTATTTCAGCGACGCTGGCACCACGACCAGGCATTTGTCGACCTCGTCCATCTCGATCAATTTCTCGACCGTAGCGATGGTGGTCACCGTCTTACCAGCACCCATGACGAGGCCGAGTAAGACCTGACCACGGTCGATCATCTTGTCGACCGACTCCTGCTGGTAGGGGTACAGGGAACCCTTAAACACGTATCGTCCACGGGGGTAGCGAGGTAGCCGTGCGGAGACCACGGTCGATCTCCTCGTCTGTCATATCCCCGATGTCTTTGGCGTCTGTGCCGTCATAGTTCCACCACCACACACCGCGTCGAAGATGGGGAAGGCGCTTGTAGATCTTCTGGCTGGCTAGTAGCCCAGCCTCATCGTTGTCCATAGCGATGACAACTTTGTCCGCTGAGTGGGACAGCATGTCCAACTGTGCGTCTGATACGTGTGCGCCAAACGACGCCAGACACTGCGGGGAGGAGAACACTGCCGCGAACCGCACGACATCAAGAGGCGACTCGACGAGAACAGCCGTCTTGGCGCGGAACCTCTCGATACCGAATAGCGTCTTCGACTTTTCGACACCGATGGGAAAGTTACGGACCCACCCAGACTTCTTCTCCTGCCACCCCTTAAGTTCGGCGGAGGATGAGATGATCGGGATGGCCCACGACTTGTTCTTGGGGTTCCACCGCACGCCGTACTGGTACACGAGGTCAGGGTCGAGGTTCTTACTCTGACACTTCTTGTCTGATACCCGTTCAAAGCGAGTGAACTCATCGATGTCAACGGGTGGTTCGATTTGTACGTGGTTGGGAGCGTTAAGACGATTCAGAGTGTTCTGGATGATGAATGTCTGTACATCCCACATCGAGTCGGTACCGAGAAGTTCGGCCATGAGCATCGACAGGGTGCCACGTGCTCCGCACGAAAAGCAGATCCACAAACCGGAATCGGCGTTGATGCTCCACGATGGGGAGCGATCTTCACGACCAGTCACACGCACGTGCACGGGGCACTTGCCAGTGATCTCTCGTTCCCCCGCTGACTTGATCTGTACCCCTGCTGATCGTAGGAGACCGGCGAGGTCAGTCGAAGGACGCGCCGACGTTGTCGTCATAGTCGGTCACCTCCTCAAACTCCATGGTGTTCCAGTCCCAACGTACGTGGACTTCACCCATACGCGATGCACGCGACATGATCACTCGCAGGATCGCCTGGTCATCTATGTCAGGGTTACGCTCAACGCTCATCAGAAGATCGGCGTCTTGTCCGAACGAAGATGAGTAACCAATGGCGTCGGCGGTAACAGCACGAGTCTTACGGTTCTGTACTTTCCACGGTAGGACCTGTGTCGTAGCAACGACAGGGATATCGTGGTGCTGGGCGAGGCGCTTGAGACCACGGGTGATATTGGTAAGCGCCTGCGGGCTTCCCTTCTCCTGCCCCTCTTCGTCATCCATGAGATACACACCGTCGACGATGAGGATGTTGGGCTTCTTCTCTTTGACCTTGGCCGACAACGCACTAACCATCGTGAGGGAT